CAGGTGGCTGAACGCATTATCCAAATCCAAGTCCAGATTCAGTTTGGACGGGAAAGATTTAATGTATTCGTACATCTTATAAGCGAGGTTGTCATCATCACCGCATCTGTCAATCAGTGTGAGCAACATGGCGTTCACCATGTCAGAATCATTGCCGAAGTTTTCCTGAGTGGATTCGCTGCAATGATTCACATCACTTTTCAATCTCTTTATCGCGGCTATGGCTGTGTTGAAGTTTCTTTTTGAATCGTGCCGCAATTCAAAGCCTTCCTTCTTGTATTGCTGCTGCATTTCTAGAAGGTTGGTTTCTAAAACGTCCGTGAGGACAAATACGATGTTGGTCAGTGTGTTCAATTGAGTTGTTTCTTGCATAATAATAAATTTTGTTTGACTTTCAAATAAAAATAAAGTCAGATTATCCGCAGAATAGGGGAGAAGTTGTAAAATGTGAACTTCCCCAAGATGTCATACGGTGTATTTTTTCAAAGTGTCCATGATATTGTCTATCGGCAGGGATACGGATGTTTTTCCCTTATCTTCATAGCAGTGTAGATACTAATTGAAAAGNTATCGTATTCAGTTTGTCTGTTCCTTGCATAATCGTGTATTCTTATTTCTAATTCGAATGAATCCCCTTCGTTCTGTTTCTTCTAACAGTGGAAAGTCTTCATTCTTGATTTCACATTCTGTTTCGTAGTTCACGGAAGTATAACTTGGGATATTGAACTTTTTCCGGATTCTTACGATAACATCCGGATTTCTTGTTACCCAGTAAACGGTTATTCTCATGGTGATATCAGCATTTTTCTAGCTTCCTCATCTCCTGCATCAGCACGGTGCTTGATTTCAATGTACTCAGCATAAGAGATTCTGTTATCTCCACGCTCCTCTATCTCTTTTTCACGTTGGTTTCTGTATCGTTCACGCTCTTTCCGTTCAATATCTTTCCGACGTTCAGAAACGTAGTCCAGCATCGCACTTGTTATTTTCAATGGATCTATTGAACCGTAGAACCGCCCATACTTCCCTGACTTAAACCGTGCTATGAAAAAACAGATTTCAGCGGCATTTATATAATAATACTCCGAAAGGAATATCTCCGATAGTTCAGAAAGTTGCTCTTTCGCTATCTTGGTTGAAACTTCTGCAAAGTCATTCAATGAGCCAAATTGTATCTTTAGCCATTCTATCGGTGTTTCATCCCCATAAGTAGAAGACAATAGCCCTAAACTCGGAATGCTGTCATTCAACGCCAGTTCTGAATGGGTTGCATTACATCTGACAAGTTTGAACTGCAAATCAGGGTTGTAATCAAGAATGAATTGTGCAGGATCGGGATATTTATTCAATAACGCCCTCTGCTTCAAGTTCCTTTCTCTTTTTTGCGGCAGCTTCTCTAACGGTTGTAGCGACTGCAAGAACTGAATCACGTTTTCGCTGCTCGCTATCCTGTTGATTTTTACTAAGTCTTGTCCCATTATAGTTTCCTTCCAATATTTTAGTAAAGTTTGCTTGTTTGAAAATCCAATCAAAGTCGCATTTCCAATTGCGGTCATTAGCTCCAAGTAAGAACGGGGATTGAAGAATGAGATTGAAAACACTCCTCACTGACTCTTTCCCATATTGGGCTATCCGGGCTTTTACAGCCTTTTTTCTCACATCAGTCATTGATCTTATCTGCTGGAGTCTGTCTTTGAATGTGGTATTATAGTATTCCATCAATCCGCTGTAATCAATCTTTTCAGAGGGGGAGGGCGAAGAAAGCTTGGCTTTCTTTGATACTCCGTCAGGAGTATTTTCTTTCTTTTGATGTAGAGATATATCTATATACTCTCTTTCTTCTTTCTTTGTATTTGTGCCCTCTGTGTGCCCTGATTTTTGTAAAAGTTCGGATTGCGGTAGATTGTTGTTCATGGACTGTGCCCCAAGTTGTGCCCTTAGTTGTGCCCATTCGTGTCTTAATTCATTGATTTCCTTTTCAATACCTGTGTCCTTACTTGTGCCCTTGGTTGTGCCCATTGGATTATATTCTTCATATTTACATAAGGTTATAAGGTTCATTCCTTGATTGCACTCAACAGTTATCATACCTTTCTTTCTAAGATGCACAAGAAAGGAACGCACCTTCTTTTCAGACCATTTCCAACGCTGTGACAGAAATCTTATGGATGCAGGATATTGACCTCTTGAATAAGAGATTTCTCGACCTCCGATACTCTCCTTTCGAGGCGTTGCCTCAAATCGTGCAGACTGAATTAAGTCTAACCACGCTTCGCAACTGCTAAAAGTACGGGCTTCATTCCACATTTCATTCGAGAAAAACCTGCGGCTTAGCCTCAAAAATCCTTCGTCCATAGTCTTAGAATCTCACGTTAGTTAATTGCCTTCCGTTAGAAAATACAGCCCACTTACCATTACCGCTATCAAACAATCGTAAATCCGACACCTCTCCGAAACGTTTGATGTTACCGCATAAATCCACAATCCATCCACATTCTTTAGAAGGATGCGGGCGGATGGCACGACCGACTATCTGATACCACATGGCAAGTGACATTGTAGGACGTGCCATAACGACCGTATCAAGTTCCGGATAGTCAAAGCCAGTCGTAAGTACACCCATATTAGCTACTACCGGAATTTCACCAGCTTTGAACACCTCAAGAATATGTTCACGTTCTTTCTTAGGAGTATCACCTGAAACGATAGCGCAACCGGGTATTGATATCGTTAACCGTTCCGCTTCTTTCAAAAAACGGGTAAAGGCCAAAATACCCTTCCGTTTTCCTCCGGCTTTGGGATTCATCAGCCTTTGGACGATATGAACGAGATAACCGTAGAAGTCTATCCGTTCATATTCTTTTTGAACTGACCTATCCGTATAGTCGGCACCAGTAGTATTTACTTTCAAGTTAAGTTCATTCCACCCTGAAGGATTCATTGAATAGTAATCCAACTTCGCCAAGTAGCCCATATCTAATAAGGTTGATACCTGTACATGATAAATGACCTCTGAAAAGACATGAGGTTTTGTCCGAGTGATAAATTTCAGCATGGAGCCGAAATCACGGCTGGAGCTTAAACGGTATGGCGTTGCTGTCAGTCCAAGAACCTTACACTTCACTGCATCAAAAAAATCCTTGTACATTCCCTCTTTGGGGTTTACAAGATGACATTCATCCACAATGATGTTCTTGAAGTGGGTGAACAGTTCGGGATGATTCTTCACACTGCCGATGGTGGCAAATGTTATCCGGCTTATCTCCTTTGAGTTAAAGGATGCAGAATAGATGCTGCAATCAAGAATACCGTATGAACAGAGTTTCTTGAAATTCTGTTCGAGTATTTCCTTCGAGGGCTGGAACACTAAGGTATGACCGTCAAGCCTTGCGGCTATATCCGCTATGATAAGCGACTTTCCGCTGCCCGTAGGCAAGACCATGATGGCGTTTGTTTTCTTCGCCTTGTTGTTGAAGAAAGAAACGGCTGCATCAGAGGATTTCTGTTGGTAATCACGTAGCTGATAAGTCATAGACCTTTCTCCTTTCTAAGTTTCTTATTCAGTGCCTTGTAATACTTGATTAGCTGCTCGTACTCAAAATCAGACATCTTGGTATTTGATACAGCTTTCACTTTCAGCAAGTCGAATTTCTGCTGACCTATCTTGGCTATCAGATTCACCCGATAGCCCTCCAAATGGTCGGCTTTGAAACGGTTACAGTTGTGCATGGCATAGCCGTTAGCAATGAAAGTACGCGTATCCGTTTCCATCACGACAATCTCCTCTTTACCTATATATTTGATACCTTTCACTTTGGTATCATATTGAGATTTTAGTTTGCCAAGTTTTTCAATATCCACCTTTTCAATTTTATGCGGACGAACACGCATTAAAAATTGGAGCTTCTCTATGTTTGTACCTGTTATAAGAAATTGCCAAGATTGATACGTTTTTTTAAACGTGCCACGCCTATTTGAATCTTCCATCATCTGCCGACAAGTTTTATTATTTCCTGTGAACTTTTCAAGTAAGCGTTTTATTTCAGAGCAAATATCCATGTACTTCTCACATTGGGCTATACCGACACGAAAACCATAGCGTTTCGTCCCATCTGGATTAGAAATATTCTGTTGACAAATATGTCCGTCAGCATCAATCATTCCCGCAATCCATCCGCTTTCATAGGATTTTTCTTGTTGTATTACTTGAAATGGTTTACAGACAATGGTCGTAGTCCTATCTGTATGAGGTCCGGTCTTGTGCTTCCCATGAAGATTTACGCCATTAACCCACATTTCTTGTGTTTCAATCCATGTGTATGAAGTTCCTTGTCTTGCCCTTGCGAGCCATTTATGGTTAGCAGTTGTCTTCATTTTATCTCCATTCTCTAACTCTACCTCATACACATCTTGAATATCACGTTCTATGTGTGTAACCCTTCCAACCCTATATCTTCGTGAAGTTTTATAAATTACTTCTTCGTCAAAAGCAAATATTTCTTCACCAACACTAATTTCACCAAGCTGTTTCCATATAAAATCTTTCATTAAGACGAGAGAATCCGGTGTTAAACAGTGCCGGCATTCGGCATGGCAATTGTTCTCATCAAACCGTGTTGCCAAATGTGTACGACTGAAATAGTGCCCGCAGTCTGCTTGTGTAAACGGCTTTATCTGTCCGCACGAGATACATCTAAAATACCCGTTTGGCATTGCATCACGAAGCCGGATAAAAAGGGAAAACTCCTTGTCGAGCTTAGCTTTCAAATCCGGCTTTTTCTTTACTGTTACCCCTGCTTTATCAAACAAGGGTAAAGGCTTGTCTTTCTTCTTGGCCTTTGTTCGTTTTATGTAGTATGGCATTATTTTATATATTTGCGGGTGTAATATTTGTATTCACTCTAAAATCATATTTATATGAAGAACTATCGTATTATTTTCACTCATCATGGTAATGAGTATTCCTTTACAAAGGCGATAAGTGCCAATTTATCACAGTATAATTTTGAAGTAGCATATAGAACTGAAATCAGAACTTATATGACAAATCATGGATTAAATGGGAATTATGAAGTTGTTGGTGTCATAGAAATATGAAAAGTAACTATTAGTAAATAAGAGGATGTTTTTATCATTAAGCATCCTCTTGTTATGTGGTGGTATCGGCAGGATTCGAACCTGCATGAGCTTTCTGCTTTGAGTAACCCTTCCGGCTGGGTAAAGCTCCAGTACTCGTCGTGCGTCTACCAATTCCGCCACGATACCAGATGCCCGTCTTTCCGGGCTGTCAATTATACTTCGATGATTACGATGTCAGGTGCAACACCTTTGATTGCTTCAATCTGTTCGTCAATCACCTTGTTTTTGTATTCCTCAATGGTTTCATTCGCACCAGCAGAAACCAAAGAAAGTGAAACATCACGACCATCTACATCAGCATAAATTTCAACTTCGATTTCCTCACAAGCAAAGCCTTTGAAAAGAGGAATATTCAGTTTGAAGGATTTCGGAAGATTAGAATCAACCACCTGAGAATAATTATCCGTCTTGCTGCCGTTTTCCTCTTTGCTGCGCTCGATGTCTTGGTTAACCTTTGCTTTGAAATTCTTCAAAGTGGAAACCAGCATCATGTTTTCTGATTTATCCTTGAAGAAAGCACGGTGCATCTTGAAGAACTGGGATAGCTTGACAGGTTCCCATTTCTTATCCGTGTTAATGCCAAATTCCTGCATTTCTTTTGAAGCCTGTAAAATACCACTGATTCCAGTCTGATAGTAGTTGGTTTCATCAATAGTTAATGCCAACCCCATCTTATCACGGTTTACGATGATATTGGTCGATTTCTGATTAATCAGTTCGACACGCTTTTCCAACCATCTGAGAGGTGCATCTATCGTTCCACTGATAACTACTCGCTCCGGTTCTTTCGGGTCAAGTGCTACCGGTGCTTCGCCTTCTCTTAATACTACTTCAATAGGTTTGCCGTTGTAATCTTTAGGCACAACCAAGTTGATTTTGTTTTCGCTCATGATTCTGTTCCTGTTTTACGGTTAATACTGAATACTGTCTTTTGCATCTCCTGTGGCATAATGGGACGGCTATAAACCAGTTCGCCCAGCTTGTTGTAGAATCCTGCCATCTTTTCCTCGTGATAGAGGATTTTGGCACATTCTTCATTTTCTACAAACTCAGAACCTCTCTTAATGTGGTCCAAAAGTTCCTGCTTTTCTTCGTTCAAAGGTTTCAGACGTTCTTTGAACTCGTCCATAGCCTCTTTCTTTTCTATCTCAATATCATTGATGGTGATTGATACTTCAGCTAATGTTTCTTTCTTTTGCGCCAATTCTTCGGGTGTGAATCGGTGAGTATAACCGATTTTCTCCACTGCATCGGCATTGTCCTGAAGAAACTGCCATCGTTCCTGTTCAGGAATGTCTTGTCCTAAAAATTTGTCCATATTATCTATAACTTATTTTGCCAAACTCATTGTAAACCTTTCTTGCAGTACCCATAGTATTATAAACTGGAATATAGCTTCTTTGAGAGGCTTTCTCTATTTGGTGAATACCGCTGGATTTAGGGTTGATTGATTTTTCAGGATGAAAGAATCTTGCTACATCTTGGGGAAATTTTCTTTTCTTCATAATCTCAATTTTTAAATAAATTCATTATTACGTTCAATTTCTTGTTGTGCGTAGATAAGCATCTGTTGTTCGTTAGCGGCAGGCAAATAGATACCTGCCACAGATGCGCTCCAGTTTCGGAAACGGTCAATACTCAAAGTCATTTCACCTGTTGTCAGCTCGGCAGAACTGCGCAAATAAGTTACTTCATTGCCTTTCTTGTTGACCGTCTTACGTTCAAACAAATCACGGTTGCAAGTCCTCTTATAAAAATCAATTTTTGCTTCGTCGAGACTGCAACCGTACTCACTACCGAAATACCCTAAAAGAAGATGCAAGTAGCTGTTTTGGGCAAGCGTGCGGTTAGGTAGTTTCTTTTTCACTTCCACCACCGCACGTTCACTAAACAGCTTGTTTACATACTCCTTGAACTTGGGTATTTGAAATTCATTCTTCAAGTCGAACAACATACGCTAAAAAGGCAAATCGTCCTTTACATTGCCATTAACATCAACCGGAGGCGGGAAATTCTGCGGCTGTTGCTGATAGGTCGGTTGTGGCGCTGGCTGTTGTACCGATGTTGTTTGTTGCGATACACCACCACGCGCATCTATTTTGTAGCACCGAATAGATGCCATACGTTTGAGTTCTCCGTCTTGATTCGTCCAAGAACGCCCTTGTAAGACAAATGATACAGTAACAACATCACCCTGATTAAAGCGGTCAAGTTCTGCACACTTATCGCCTGAAAACTCTAAGGAAATAACATTCTCATACTCGCTACGCTCTCCCGTATAAGGGTCGTAAGTGGTAGCATCTAAAATGAACTCCCGTTTTGTAAACGAGGAACCACCGTTTTTGGATGGTATTTGAACAGTTTGTCCGATTTCGATTATCCGTCCGGTTATTTGGTTTGCCATTAATTTTCTCCTCCAAAAATCTTTTAATTAATATTTCCATATAAATCCATACGAAGTCTTACTTCTTCCACAGCAACAATTTTGAATAGGTGAACTTTGGAATCCGTTACTTACCGCTGCTGATTTTAACGAAGGATATTTCTTAACGAAGTCACCAGATTTGGTATATTGATAGACTGGCACACCATTAGCTTTCCCCTTACGCTCTTGGAGCGTTCCATAATTCATATTGTATGAATGTGTACACCATTCAAGATTTTCAACTCTGTTATTGGATTTATTTTCGTCTTTATGATTTATTTGAGTATAGTTATTTGGATTTTGAATGAAAGCTAAAGCCACCAATCTGTGAACGCTATGCGTTTTATGAATGCCATTCTTTGTTAGAACAACAGAACGATACCCATGACTATCAGAAGGCGTTAATATCTTTTCTTCAAAATGTGTTACAGCTCCGTTTCTTATAAATTTTTTAGGCATAGATTTTATTCTGCCTAAAGATGATACCTCATAAAGACCTTCATAATCTTTAATAGGCTTCCAAATTTCACTACTCATTATTTGATATAATTTTGGTATCGGTTATAAGTTCTCTGTTTTCTTCCAAAAACCGGATAAATTCCTCACAATGATTAGTGAGAATAGGAATATCACGTTCTGGATTGAAAACGTATGTTTCTGTATAGGTATCTACCACAAAACCGCCTTTATTGAACTCTACAATGTTGTACTCAAATGTCCGCACATCCGAACCGTTCTTCATCAAAGCGTATGGATATACTAAATGCTGGTGGTGATCTTTGAACTTTCCCACGGTATAACTACCGGTTGTTTTGATGTCGTGAACACTGGTAGGCATCAGTTCGTCAATCAGACCATAAACCAATACACTACCGTATGCAGTAGGCAAGATGGCTTCTACTCTTTGTTGGGTTAATGCTCCTTTGTAGTAGTTGGCAAACTCGCGGCAAAGGTCAATGTGAAAAGTGAAAGTGCGATTGTTGTAAACAGCTTTTATCCCGTAAAGTTTTCCGTCATCGTGATATGCCTTGCTAATTTCCATTATAGAAGATTTACGGTTCTCAATCATACAATCAATGATTTCCCCAAAACACGTTCCTCTATCAGCAGCTTCACTATCGAAAGGTACTCTATTTATCCTATCAATAAGAGATTGGAATTGTTTTTCCCTAAACTCATCCTCATCGCATGGGGGATTATCAGAAAAAGCGTAATATTTTTGATATATCTTATCACTATCTATATAATTTTGATAAGAATCCAGCAACGTTGGGTATATTTTGTAAGATATTTTACTCATTCTTATACCTCCATTTGTAACCACCTGCTGTAAGGAAGTTTCTTCTACCTATACAGCAACTGATAATATTAGCATTGTTAATACCCGTTTGTCTTTCAGCCTCTTTAGCACTTTCAAATGTACTTATTAACGTACCATCCTCTCGACACTGAACAACGGCTTTTGACATCTTCGGGTGATTTATTTTCTTTTTGCTAAACCGTTCGTTTCTTGTTCCGTAATTAGCATTGTATCTCCATGTGCACCATTCTAAGTTAGAAACAGAGTTATTGCTTTTAACCTCATCTTTATGATTTACACATGGTAAATTTTGCGGATTAGGAATAAACGTTTCGGCAACAAGTCTATGAAGAGATTTATATTCTACTTGTTGTTTCCATAGTGATATTCGTAAATATCCACTCCATATTTTATTAGGCTTAATTATCTTTCCTGTTATCTTTCTAAAATTACCATACCTGCTTTTAATAAGCCTATCTAAAGAGCGAACTCTACCAAGGGTACTTACTTGATAGAGTCCTTCATAACCTTGAATGTCTTTCCAAATCTCATTAGGCTGCATCTGAGTAGATTTTAGTTTCCTTATTGAATATCAGCCCCAAAGCCTTTACCTTTGCAGCAAACAAACTTCTCGCCATCATCAAAGAACTACCAACGTGTTCAAACTCATTAATATGAGAGGCGAACTCATTAGCAGACTTGGCATCAGTTATAAATTCGATACTTTCTTTGATTTCCTCTATCACCTTATCATACTTTTCCTGTGCCTCTTTCTTGGCTGCAAGCATACCCAAATACGAATTGATTATCTTGGCGGTGATAAAGTCGTTCTTTGCGGTTGGATTACCATTCTTGTCAAGGATGGTAGGAACTTCCATCACTGAAGGAAGATTGCAAGTATTCTTACCGTCATTTCTTGAAGTTGGGTCAAAAGTGATAGTACGTCTTTGGACGCCTCTTTCGCTTTTCATTTCAAGATAACCGAGCAAATCCAGTTCAGTAACGATAGAGTTGTAGGATTTTTCACGCAAGGCAGGGATAAACACCGTATCATCACCTTCTTTTCTTGTGTCGCGATGGGCAACGAAAATGATGTGCTTGTTAAGCCCCGAAAGTGTTCGTGTCATCCATGAAAACTCTGCATTGATACCGCTCCAATCACGGATGGACGGCTGGCGGGTTCCACACTTGTGAGTAATGATGAAGTCCATCATCTTGCCGATGGTATCTACTACAATGGTCTGATAAGCGGACAAGTCCTCTTGAAGAACTTGCTGAACATCGCTCCATGAAGTGACCTGTACCGTGTCTATATTCTCCAAGTGCGCCATGTTCATGCGCTTCACGCCGTTATCGAAGTCCAACAGCAGCGGTTTCGGTGCGCTCAATGCTACCGTACTCTTTCCCATTCCGGCTTGACCGTAAATCATCATCTTCACGGTGGTCGGGATAACTAATTCATTACTTTTCTTAATTAAACTCATGATTATAAATATTTTAGATTTGTATTATTCTTACAATGACCATTTAGCTTGTTCCGCAATGTAACTGGATGAATCCCTATGTCTTTAGCACAATCCAATGCACAATTCCATATTTTCCCAGTTACAACATCTGTCACCTTTTTTGCTGCCGGACCTTTTCCTCCTTTAAAATCTTTAATACCGATTTTAAAAGAATGCTTTATGTTTTCAGAATTAGTACACCACTCTAAATTCTCAACCCGGTTATCTGTTTTGACACCATTGATATGGTTCACTTGTGGCTTATGTTCGTGATTGTCTATAAACGCCGATGCAACAAGCCTATGAGCCATAATTTTCTTTTCAATGCAATTTTTAGATAATGTATATCGTACATATCCGGATTTGGTGATAATAGGCTTTTGGATTTTACCATAACGTCCTCTTAACCTTCCACTGCTACTTATTTGGTATAAACCCTCATATCCATATACATCCTTCCAAGTCTCGCTCATAATCGTAAATTTTATAGGGTTATTTGTTCAGATATTTACTCATTTTAAAAGCATTAATAGCGGATTGTATCTCGAACTTGGAATATATGATAGGAGAATTTCTGGATGAGCCTTTTCTTTTCTTATGCACCAATCCTTCTTTCTCTAACTTTTCCAAAAAGTTAGGTTCATACCCAAGTGTCTTTAACCATCTGAACGCTTCTCTTTGCTTGATTTCATCAGATACAGGAGACCGTTTCTTCTCACTGGCAGCTGCACCAAGCTCCGCCATGTCCATGCAGATATTTTTAAATTCAAATAATTCAAGTCTTACTTCCATACCGTCCAGTTCTTTCAATTCGTTCAACTCTCGTTCTTCGTCCCCTTCTCATATCGCCCTGTTCGTGATAGAGCGAAAAAGAAAAGATGCACAACAGGCAGAAAGCAACAGCCGACCTAATAGTAGGTGAAAAGTCCATCGTGAACTTCATACCAGCTATTCTCTCATATAGCATGGTTGCCAGTTCTCTGCCGTTCCTTACGTTCAAAATCTCAAAAGCTCTTTGCAGTTGGTTGTTTATCGTGCTGACCGCTCGGCATTTGAGGTTTGCAATTTCTTTTTTCTCATACCCTTGTGCATACATTCGTGCCGTAATCTCGCATTCAGGTGTAAGTTCATTAAAAACTCTCTTCATAATCGTGTAAGTCAGCTGATTAATAATTGCGAATAACCTCAATATATCCGGCTTCCCTGTTAGTGTCCACCGAATACAAAGTTTGCTCCTTGTCTATTATCCGATCAATCCTTGCCAGCCTGTTAAGATCAGCTGTACACCTGCGAAGCTGTCCGGCAAGCTTGTCGCTAAAGTCAAAGCTGATTCTGTCATTCTTCTTTTTCAGCTTTTTCTTGATTTCTGTTCTTTCTTTCAGTTCTTTTGCCATAAGAGTAAAATTTAATTAATGATTCGTGGATGGTAAGGGAATCGAACCCCTCTCAATCGTGCCAATTGTTTGCGCAACACGAAGCTCTAACCGATAAGCTAACCATCCGATTAAAAAAGGTGCACTATCCTCACGGACGGCACACCCAGTACAAACACAATATAAAACACGAATATCTAATCTATTATCAGAACAATGCTTTTAACCGCGTTCTTGAAATGATCAAACTTCTGGTTCAAATCACTCCAAGATTTATACCATGTATTTTTCTCTTCAGCTAATTTCTCGTTAGCCTCTTCCAGTTCCTGCACACGCCTTACTAAATCTTCATGCGTCATGCCTCTTAATTCTTCCACTGTCATAATCGTATAAATTTAAAATGTCGTTAAAAAGGTAGGAGTCGAACCTACTTCTTGTAAGCTAAATGAATATATAAATTAGAATATAAGTTAATACCAACAATTAATTGCTTACACGCATTCCAACAATGCTACTTCATAAATTACCGCCCAGCTGGTTTACAAGGTGATTGTGCACTCATCCCCATGCGCCTTGTGCCGGATTATAGGACTACCTTTTAGCGGTCTGTTTTAAGTTCTCTATAAGTTATTCTCATGAGCGACACACACCCTACACATATAACACTCATTATAGTGATAGAGAATATTTTCATAGGACTGTAAGTAGTAATAGCCCCGTAAAGCATACCGGCAGCACATATACTAACCAATATAGATAAAACGAATTGGATTGTTTTCATAATCGTATAAATTAGTTGGCTCCCCTGAACCAATTCGATTGGCAACATCACGTTATTGTCAGGGGATTTTCTTAATTTTGAGGTGTCAAATCTAAAAATCAAGAAATATGAAACAGTTTATTGAAATTCCCCAAGGGGAAGAGATTGTATTGATTAATGTAAATCACATTTCAGCCATTGAGACTGTCACATTCGGAGAAAAACAACTATGTAAAATTTATGTATCTACTCCCCATCAACGGGATGGTTGGGTTGCTGAGACTGGATGCCTAATAATCCAATCCAATTTTTCACTCTCTCATCTTCGCCAGCTGATAGAAGAAGCTCTTTAGAGGTCTTACCGTCAAGGATGAACTCTACCCAGGCTTGAACGGCTTGGGTAGTTGAGTGTGTGCCTACTTTCAGAAGAAGCTCTTTGCGTAACTTCTGTTCTTTTCTTTTTCTGAAATACTGAAGTATTCTTTTAATCATCTTTCTTCTCTATTTTCTGAACGTGAACCAACCTAAACATTTCGCTAGTAGTGTCTGAGAATAACATATTCAAATCGTAACTATTCGGAGTAAATAGCCTAAGCATCTTCTTGAACTCTACAATGTTGCCATACATATCCCACACACCACGCACTTTAACACCTTTCATAATCATAGTGCCACTAATTGCTACTACGGTTGTTTGCGTTATGTCCCTTATAATCCGGTCTATCTTAACAGGTAGCCCGGCAAGCACCGCATAATCCTTATTATTAAGGAGAGAATCAAAATCAAACTCTTCTTGATTTAATTCTTGGAAAATCATTAAATTACTTGTATCCATAATTTCAAAACATTATTATTGGTTTTCTTTTTTCTTCTCTTATGTTGTTATTAAACTTATATGTGTTGCGGTTTTTATAACGTTTAATCCGTTCTTTAATCCACATCTTTATATATTCATGCTCTAATATAGCGTAAATGGCACTACCAATAATAAAAGCGATTAGTGCCGAAATTGCCACCACCCCAGTTACAAAAACAAAATGAATCCATAGTGGATATTTATCAAAATAGACCCCTCCAATTTTATAAGAGTCTGGTATATTACCCATGATTAAGAATAACATAAAAACGAATGTACAAGAACCAATGGTAATGGAAATACCTTCTTTCATAATCGTGTAAATTAAAGTTTGTGCCTGTACCCTAATCGAATAGTAGAACCGTATTTCAGTTCAGTACAAGCTATATCTAGACCTTTCAGCGATACTTGTGCCTAACCAAGCATACTCATCACACTAAAGACAAATTGGCGTGCTGAAAGTAAAAATCATTTCAAATTCATATAGCCTTACCACCGTTCACCGCATTTCTGCTATGGCGGCTTCTATATTTCGTTATCTTTGGTTGACCTAAAACGGCTTATAGTATTACACCGTAAAGGCTTTTACAGGCTTGTCAAAGAACTAATCAATAGTACCCTACCCGATTCTCGCTATCGGTTGCCGTTCAATCCGTCTGTAGGGCTGTCGTGCGTTGCATAATCGTGTATTATGCGTATCGGCTGATACCTTGTACCCGGCATAGAGCATCGTAGTCCATGCCATCATCTTCACAAGTTTCAAAACCTTTTAAGGCATCTTCCAAACTGTCTATCTCATCCGTTATCAACTGGATAGCTTCTTTTTTGCTATCAGCATTGAACATCAGGCAGACAGCCTCTTCATCATTGTTATGGGCAGCCTCTAAATCTTTATAAAGGCTATCCAACTGCTGGTTAATCGTGTAAGCATTCATATCCATATCTTTTATGCGATTGACATCAGATTAGCTTTTTTGAAGCATCTGAATTCTTGGCGTTCAGTATCATAGTAAGTCTGGACGGTATCATTCTTTTTTCTGTTGTCAGTACCAGTAATGGCAGGCATCAGCTTTTCATTTAGTGTACCGTATGCCTCACGAACGGAACCGTCCACTTTTTTGAAGTAGAACTTCACTATCTTCTTTTTCATCTCACCTTTCAACTTCAAGTTAGCCCAAGCGACCTTCATTGCTTCGCTCATGGTGTAGCCATTACGCTTAACGAACTGCCAAGCAAGGCTCATTACTTCGTGTAAAAATTCTCTTGTTCTCATAATCGTGTATTTTAATATGTTTATACTATTTATTTGCATCAATCCGTTTTGCATCTTTGTATCGTGATTGATTGATGATGCAAATGTAACAACAACTTGCGTAATACGCAAGCAAAACTATACAAAAATGCAAGTTATTTGCAAAATAATCTACAGTATATTGATTATCAAGCGATTAAAAATATCTATATTTAAATTATATATGAAAGAGAATGAAGTTATTAAAAATATTATCCAAATACGTAATTTACAAGGAATTACAAAACGGAGTATGGCAGAGGCATTAGATATTAACGAAGCCTCTTATGGGAGAATTGAGAGTGGTAAGATTGCATTGGCGTATAGTATGCTTGCGAAAATTGCAAGTGTATTCAATCTTTCAGTGGTTGATGTTATCACTTATCCAGATAAGTTTGAAAAAAAAGAAATTATAGGGGAAGAGCCAGTTGAAGCTATCCTTCAGATTAAACTCAAAAAAGACAAAAAAGACCAAGTATTAAAACTTGTGTTTGGTGATAACAATATTGAAATATTAAATAAGTAATGGAAAAAGCCCATTTGTTTATTGGATGTTCTGTTGGTTCGCTTCCTTTTGCACGAGCCATTTCGGATGATTTGCAATTTGATTTCGATGTTAATATATGGTGCCAAGATACATTTAAGCTAAATCATACCACATTAGAAGATTTAATGTCAGAACTTGAGGATGCGGATTTTGCATCTTTTGTGTTCTTGCCGGAAGACGAATTAAATAAGAAGAACATCGTAAAACTTTCAGTAAGAGATAATGTTTTATTTGAGTATGGATTATTTTTAGGGAAATTAGGAAAAGATAGGGTTTCGTTCTGTACTATATTGAATGCAGAAATGCATCTCCCGACAGATTTGTTAGGCGTTGAGTGTGGGAGATTTCAATATCCATGCAAAAATCTTCAATCTTCAGTTTCACATTATTGCAATGCTATAAGAAAGCAAAAAGAAAAATTGGGTGAAAACTATTTGATGTGCAATAAGAGAAATGAAGTAAAAAATATCATAGACAATACAAATGAGTCTGATTTCTACTTAGCTAATTTTGGAGACAAAAGGAGTGATATTATATCCAAAGCGAAGAAAAGGCCTGATACTGAACGTGGCAACTATGATATGTATGCTATAAATAAATATGTAGATAGGTATTATTATTATCATTCCGATATTTTCTATAAAGGAGAAACAATAGAATCGTATCAATTAGCTCTTTTCCCACAACTTATTCTTTGTTGTTTAGGTGATTATAGAAAACGTATCACAGAATTAACGGACAAATATGGAACTCCCATAAATAGCAATATAGATATTTACTCGTTTAATAATTCTAATGGAGATTATACCAAGAATGACGATTTCATGATTGGGCAAGAGATAATGAACGGATTTAAAGAGTTTTGTTACCAGTTTAAATATAATAAAATGGTCATTACTTGTGTTCTTTCTAAGCTAAAGAACAAAACTAAAACATCAATCTACTCATACTCAATAACTACTATTTACGAAAAAGAATAACAGCAAGCTAAATATCTAAAATTATGATTGACTTTCTAACCATCATACTCCTAATATTCGGAGTATTACAAATTATTCTCTTCTTCAAAGTATGGGGAATGACAAACGACATCAAAGATATAAGGAACAAGTATCTCAAAGACGAGGATGAGAAACAAAGAAAAAACACAGAGCATGACGCTATAACCAAAATAAGTGGCGGTTCCAAACCAACAATATAAGCCGGGCATCATTTCCCGGCTTTAACATGAAAATCTCCTTTGTTTCAACATTGTTTCAACATCAAACGAAAACGAAAAATATAAATAGGTGACAAACAGCAGATTAAGAAGTAGAAAAAATTAGCCAGATGAGCTAATACCCCGAG